AATCTTTGGGTAATTCCCAATGCTAAAATAGGATGGTATACATTATGGCGGCTCCAAAAGGACAACCAAAACCAGAAAGCTCTGGAAGAAAAAAAGGTGTTGTTAATAAAACAACTGCCGACATCAAAGCAATGATAAACAATGCGCTTACCCTAGCTGGTGGCGAAACATATCTATTGCGTCAAGCTAATGAAAACCCAGTCGCCTTTATGGGGTTGATCGGGAAGATATTACCGAAAGAAGTTGCTGCTGAGATAAGTGGATCTATCAATATTTCACGCATTACAAGAGAAATCATTGACCCAACTAACGATTAAAACACCAAGAGTATTTAAGCCGCTCCTAAAGCGTTCTCGATATAAAGGAGCACATGGTGGTCGTGGTTCTGGTAAGTCACATTTCTTTGCTGAATTATTGGTTGAAAGATGCTTGCTTGATAAAACCCATGCAGTTTGTGTTCGTGAAATACAAAAGTCATTAGGTCAATCAGTTAAGAAACTGATAGAAGAAAAGATTGTTTCAATGGAAGTTGAGCATCTGTTTACTATTCAAGAATCACAAATTAAAGGTCTTAATGGCTCATTGATTACCTTTCAAGGTATGCAAAACCATACTGCTGAAAGCATTAAATCATTACAAGGATATGATGTTGCATGGGTGGAGGAAGCACAGAGTTTATCTCAACGCTCACTTGACCTATTAAGACCTACTATTCGTGATGAAGGTTCAGAGCTGTGGTTTTCATGGAATCCAAGCCAGCCCACAGACCCAATAGATTTATTATTACGTGGCGATACGCTGCCAACCGATTCTATTGTGGTGCAGGCTAACTATCTTGATAATCCATGGCTACCAGATGTGCTGCTTGAGGAAATGAAGTTTGACAAGAAGCGCGATCATGATAAGTATTTGCATGTTTGGCTCGGTCAATACAACAATAAGTCCGAAGCGCGTGTTTACAAGAACTGGATAGTTGAAGAATTTGAACGGCCTGCCGGAACAATATACCGCTTTGGTGCGGATTGGGGTTTTGCTGCTGATCCAACAGCATTAATTAGATGCTCTATAGACGAAAACAGATTGTATATTGATTACGAAACGGTCATGGTGGGTTGCGAGATCGTCAACACACCGGATCTATTCAGAAGAATACCAGAGTCTGACAAATGGTTTATCACGGCTGATAGTAGTAGACCTGAAACCATTAGTCACATGATGAAGAATGGATTTCCTAAGATCAATGGCAGCGTCAAAGGCGCTGGCTCGGTTGCTGATGGCGTTGAGTTTTTAAAGTCGTTTGATATTGTGGTTCATCCTCGATGTACAGAAACAATTAGAGAATTAACTACATACAGTTATAAGACCGATTCGCTAACAGATAGAATACTTCCTATACTGGAGGATAAGAACAACCATATCATGGATGCTTTGCGCTATGCTTGTGAAGGTATTAGAAATGTCCGCAAGAAAAAAGAACGCAAGCCGTCAATGTATGGTAGTTCAGGAAGCTGGATGTGATATTATTCACAAAAACATTTTATTGGAATTGACAAATGGCTGAATATAAAGTAATTGAACGGGCGCAGAAACGCTTTAACCTTGCCGCTGACTTAGAAAGTGAAGGCAGAATTGAACGCCTTGACGACATCAAGTTTGTGAGATTAGGTCAACAATGGCCTGATTCGGTTAAGCGTGATAGAGAACGCCCAGGGCAAGAGCGTCCTATGCTAACTATCAATAGACTTTTTCAATTTCGTAATCAAATTATTAATGAGATACGCCAGAACAGACCGGGAATTAAGGTTCGTCCTGTCGATGATAAGTCTGATATTGAAACCGCTGAAATCATGCAAGGTTTAATACGTCATATACAAGATGCTTCTCGCGCTGATATTGCTTATGACACAGCGGCAGAATGGCAAGTTGATTCCGGCCTAGGTTACTTTCGTATTATTACTGACTACTGTGAGGATGACAGCTTTAACCAAGATATATTGATTAAACGTGTAGTTGACCCTAACAAAGTATACTTTGATCCTGAATCAACTGAGCCAGATGGTTCAGATGCCAAATGGGCATTTGTCATTGAAGATTGGTCATTAGATGATTTTACAATTGAATATCCTGATGTTGATGTAACAAGCTGGAAGGAAGGCGTTACTGGTGACAGACAAGGCTGGTTTGGCAAGGACTTTGTGCGTGTTGCAGAATACTTTGAGATTGAATCTAAGAAGCGCACATTAGTACAATTACAAGATGGTTCTACTATCTGGAAAGATGAATTGCCGGATGAATACAAAGACTTAATTATCGATGAACGTCAATCATTTGATAAGAAGTGCATGTGGTACAAAATTGGTGGCGATAAGATACTTGATAAAACTGAGTTACCAACATCATTTATACCGGTCATTCCTGTGCTTGGTAATGAAGTATGGGTTGAAGGCAAAAGACATGTTCACGGCTTAACTCGTTTTGCTAAAGACCCAGCTCGTCAATACAACTACATGCAATCAGCTAATACTGAAGTTATGGCACTGGCTCCTCGCGCTCCCTACATAGTAGCAGAGGGACAGATTGACGGGTATGAACAAGAATGGTTAATGGCAAACCGCCATAACATTTCCGTACTAACTTATAACCCTGTTAGCTTTGGCGGTACTACAGTTGGCGCGCCACAACGTCAGCAAGGTATTACTACTAATCCCGGCTTCGAATCTGCAATGCAAAGAGCCATTGACGATATGAAATCAACAATGGGCATCTTTGACGCTTCACTAGGTAACCGTGAATCTAATCAATCTGGTAAGGCAATTCTATCTCAACAAAGACAGGCTAACATCGGTAACTTTCATTTTTCTGATAACCTTAATAGATCTATTAGACAAGCTGGGCGTATTATTGTCGAAATGATACCTAAGATTTACGATACGCAAAGAGTTATTCGCATACTTGGCGAAGATGAAGTGCCAAAACAAGTGAAGCTTAACCCAGAACAACCTGAAGCTAAGTCTGAAGTTAATAATGAAAAAGGTGGGGTAGATTCTATATACAATTTTAATGTAGGTAAATATGACATCGTTGTTGATTCAGGTCCATCTTATGCTACCAAGAGACAAGAAGCCGCCGAAAGTATGATGGCATTTGTACAAGCTGATCCTGCTGTATTACAAGTAGCTGGTGATTTGATTGTCCGTAATCTTGATTGGCCTGGAGCTGATGAAATAGCCGACAGAATGAAAGTTATGTTGCCGCCACAGATTCAACAAGAAATGAAGTCTGATGAAGAAGGTGGACAGCCACAAGTTGACCCACAAATGGAACAGCAGATGCAACAAATGGCGGATATGGTTGAGCATTTATCACAAGAGCTACAAGCCGCACAAGCAAAGGCTGGAAGTAATGAAGATAAGCTCGATATTGACCGCTTTAAGGCACAAACAGAACGCATGAAGGTGATAGCAGAAATAGAAACTAAATCATCACTTACAGACGCACAGCTTCACCAGTTAGCATTAGCAAACCTTCAGTCTACTTTAGCACTAGGCAATACTGGTGAAGCTGAAGATATGGACGATGCTAATGAGCCACAAGAAAATGAGCAACCTGAACAAACTGAACAGGCTACTCAACAACCTGAGCCACAAGCTCAACAACCAACGCCAGAAATGGTGCAACAACCGCCTATGGGTGCATAATGTCAGAAGAAATTGTAGAAGAAATTATTGATGAAGCTCCGATTATTGAAGATAATGAGCCAGAAATTATTGAAGATGAAGTAGAGCCTGAGCGAGTCCCAAAAGGCGTGCAAAAGCGCATTGATGAAATTACTCGCGAAAAGTATGAAGAGCGCAGAGAACGTCAACGTGCCAATGAACGCGCTGATAGACTTGAGCAAGAACTTCATTCTATGCGTAATGGTTCACAACAACAGCCTAAGTCATTACCTAATGGCTCACCTGACCCAGACCAATTTCCAGCTGGACGTTATGACCCAGATTACTTAGAAGCACTAACTGACTTTAAGGTACAACAGAGATTTGATGCACAACGTGAAAATGCAACTATACAAGAACGCAGAGCATCTTTACAGCAAGCTGAAACAAAAGCTAGAGAAACATATTCTGATTATGATATGGCTAGTGAGGAGTTTTTAACGCATCCATTAGCAAAAGTATCGGCATTTACTAATCTTGTGTTAGAATCAGACAACCCTACGGACATTGCTTATTATTTAGGGAAGAACCCTGTAGAATTAGATAAACTAAGCGACATGACTGCTTCACAAGCTGCTCGATACATTGGGCGAATTGAAGCGTTATTAGCTGATAAAACTTCTGATGTTGCTGTAAAGAAAGCATCATCTGCACCCAAACCTATCTCCGCTTTAAGCGGTGCGAAGAACTCTAGTGTTATTACTGACTTAAGTCAGGCTAAAACAATGGCTGAATACAATGCTTTGAGAGATAAGCAACAGGCCAAGAAATAACTAACCCTTTTATTTATTCCATTTTTGGAGACGTACAATGTCAAATACATTACTAACAAGTAGTGTCATTATGAAAGAGTCCTTGCGGATTCTTAAGAATGAGCTTACTTTTACCCGCGGTGTGAATCGCGAATATGATGATAAATTCGGTGTTACTGGCGCGAAAGTCGGTGCTACTATCAATGCGCGTAAACCACCACGTTACGTTGGTCGTTTAGGTCAAGCATTACAAGTTGAAGCTTCAACTGAAACTTATGTACCTATTACTTTAGATACTCAATTTGGTGTTGATATTTCTTTCAGTTCTGCTGATTTGACTTTAAGCATTGATGAGTTTGCTGATCGTTTCTTGAAGCCAGCTATGGCTACTGTAGCTAACAAAGTTGATTATGATGGTCTACAATTATTCAAAGACGTAAACAACTTTGCTGGTACTGCTGGTTTATTAAACGGTGGTTCTGCTACTTCTACTCAAGTGCAACAAACTATTCTTGCAGCTCGTAGAAAGATGACTGAAAATGGTGTTCCTTACTCACCACGTAACATTACTGTTGACCCCAACAGTTCTGCTAACATCGTGTCTGGTTTGACTAACCTTTTCAATCCATCTGGCACTATC